GCCGCTCGTGAAGACGGTCCAGGCATCGGATGCCCGGAAGTTGCCAGTCGTCTTGATCGCGTCGGAGATGCTGGCGGTGATGGAGGCGTCCATCAGGCCGGGGCCGCAGGCGATGAGGATCGGCGAGGTGCCGTCATCGGCGTACAGGTAGATGTTCACGGCATCGCTGCTGGCCGCGTTCACCTGGTAGTCGCCGCTCACGTCGAGCAGTCCTGCGAAGGTGCCCTGGATGTCCTTGAGGCCGACGAGGTACGTCTTGTTCACGGCACCGAAGGTCGTGGACTCGACGTAGTCGCGGTTCAGAGAGAGCGTCCACTCGGTCTTGGTCGTGACCTTGACCCCGGACCCCTTCGGGCCGCCGAGATAGATCGCGCCGTTCTTGCCATGCAATTTTGTGCCTGCACCAGTAGCCACGGGGCAATGTCCTTTCGGGTTAGGCGATGGTCCAGTCGCCGGCAGCCTTGAAGTTGCCGGAGATGCGGACTGCATCGGTTAGGGAAACGGCGACTGATGCATCAACGAAGGCAGGACCGGAGGCGACCAGCGTCACCGCATCCTCCGCGTATAGCGCCACCGTGTGGGGAGCGCCATTGTTGTGGAGGATGAGAGCGTCACCGGACGTATCCAGCAGACCCGCGAATGTCCCGTTGATGTCCATGAGGCCCGCCGCCGCCACCTTGTTCCTGTCGCGAAACGTGGTGACATCGGCAAACTCACGAGCCATCGAAAGCGTCCACTCGGTCTTGTTGGAGACCTTGGTCCCGTCGATGTAGATAGCGCCGTTCTTGCCATGGATCGTGTTCATTGGTTCGTCCAGACGGAATACGACCCACCGACCTGGTAGATGCGCTTGCCCTCCCCGTCGATGTCTGGCCCCGTCGGCAGATCAGCGACACGTCGGCATAGCATGCTGCTCTGCCCATCAACGTTCAGCACAGCCTCGTTGAGTGCCGAACCGATGAGCGCGTCGATGTTATTGGCATCGACGGGGTTCTCCGCGAAGACCGAGACATCGAACACCGTCTGGATCATCACGCCGGACCAGTCGTATGCGTACGGGGCCGCGATGAGTTGATAGACGATGAACGGGTACTTGACCTTGCGGGGAGCGATCCCCTCGTGGATACCGCCTGCGATGGCGGACACAAGGGACGGAGACGCACGAAGCGTCTGGACGACCGCTCGCTTGATGGGGGCGACGGATGTCATCGGTCGTTCCCCTTCATAGATGCACGACGATGTCGATGACTGTGTCGGAGCCTTGCGTGCGGGAGGCGGCCTTCACAGCAGCCGAGATCCGGCTGACGATATCTCCCTGGCTTTCGGCCAGTGCTGGGCGAAGGAACGGGTGGGCAGCCGCGTGGCGAGTGCCGAACTCCATGTACTTCGCGTAGGGCGTGGGCGAGATCACCCATGCCTCTGCTCTGCCACCCGAGACCGATGGGCCGGTCGCGTAGATCTCTCCGCGCAATCGACCACCGACCTTGAGGTGCTGCCAGGTGCTGAAGGCGGCCCGCTTGGAGCGAACCTCTGAGGCACCATGGCGGGTGAGCATCGTCTTCACCGGGACATTGCCAGCCTTGCGGCTAGCCATCTCGGCGTCGTATTGCGCCAGGAGCGCGTTCGCGGCGGTGAACCCGCGCTCGCGCCAGTGGCGAGGTGGAGAAGCGCCTACGGTCGTCCTGGCCTGGTGTGGCCCCCGTGAACGCTCAGGACCAAGTCCCAACTGGATCCGCAGGCTCCTGTCGGCTTCTATCGCTGTGGCTGTCTTGGGGACGATGGTCGACCCGCCATCGCTGAACAATCGCCTGACGGGAGCCTTCTGCTTGGCCCTCGTCTCCACGACGACAGCCCCCTCACCGAGGCCAACCACAGCGGCATCGAAGACCCGTTGGATGATCGCCGCGATATCGATCACTCGCGCTTCCTCAAGCTGCACGTCAGGAGCGGCAACCACGAACCCTCGCCCGTGGTGTCGCTGACCGTGTAGTCATCAGTAGGATTGGTCTCGACGTGGACGTGATCGCCGGTCTTGATATCCGTCCCGACCGGGAGGTACAGGCGATAGGTGTTGACCGTCACGATCTGCCCGTTGTCCACCTCCTGCACGGGGGTGGGTGTTGAGTAGAACCAGCCCTTGACGATGGTCCTGCGCGACTCGTTGGTGACCGTGTACGTCAGGGCGTCGTCGCCGTAGGCGTTCTCGGGAGCGCCGCTATCGGCAATGAACGAACGCCTCTCGATGACGACGGAGGTGACCATCCCCAACAGAGCAACGTCCCTGACCCGAGTCAGTTGATTGGGGGTAAGGAAGCGATCCTGGCGGGGCATTTCAACGCACCGTCAGGGAGTCGTTTCTGTAGCTGGACAGGAACAGAGCGGCCTCGGGGATAAGACGGTCGAGGTCCGCGATCAGACTCAGTGCCATACCCCTGGGAAGGTCGCGTTCCATCTCGACTTCGGCAATCTTCAGCTTCGTCAGGTGGCCCATGCCTCGAGCGTGCATCTCGGCCTGCCCGTGGAGGTAGGCGACGATCTGGCCGCACCCCCACTGGATGTCACTCGGGAGCTTGTAGTTGTAGGTCGCGCTGACGAAGTCCGACGCCGCCAGGTTCGTATCGAAGATGACCGCACCCTCGTTGTAGTTGATGGTGAAGCCAGTCGTCACGACGTTGTTGTTCTTGGTGACGACAGGAGCTGGCGTTGTCTTCCAGAACTGGTTCTGGGCGCGGAACGTCTGACCATCTGTCGCCAGGAGATCCTCGTTCTCGGAGAAATCCCAGCCGTAGGTGTAGTCGCACGTCGCGACCGGGGTGGCGAGTCCCACGTTGGGGACGATGAGGGCATTGAACAGGCCAGACGACGTGAGCACGAGGCTCACAACCTCGAAGTACCGCTCGCTGTTGTTGATGAGCAACTCAGTCGGGGCGATCTCGACGTACTGGGTGTTCGTGACGTAGATGCGGAACTTCTGCACCGACACGATGGGCCAGTGGTAGGGGTAGTAACGCCTCTGCCCGACCTCGAACGGAGTCGCCGGGTAGCGCCAGGCATGCTGCTCGCCCGTGATCGTCCCGCCGCGAAAGTCATGCTTCTGCGGGAGGCGCGGGACGTTGCAATAGGCATCGACGATGGTCCCCGCCTGGTTGATGAGCGAGGCCAACTCGGAGTCGTCAAGCTCCGAGATGTCGATCCCGAAGCCCATCTCCCGAAACCGCTGCGGTGTCAGATAGGGCATCGATGCCTCCGAAGTGGAGAGGGCCGGGGCGTTTGACCCCGACCCTCTATTCCACGACTAAACGACCTTCACGCGGATTTTGTTGTTCCACGGAAGGACCTTCACCGCAAGCCCGTTCATCATGAAGATGATGTACAGGTGGGTGAGCTGGCCGCTGATGCCGATGGGGATCTCGAGGACCGTGGGTCCAGGGGAGCCGAGGTAGGGAAGCGTGACGCTGCCCTCATCGAGCATGTACATGTCGCGGTACTTGGTCGCGCCGATGTGGTACGAGGAGATCGAGTCTCCGGGGACCACCGCGAACGGGATCTGACCGGCATAGGTGTTGATCGCCTGGGCGGTCACACCGACGCCGATGTTGACGTAGTTCGGGGAGACCAGCCGGACATTGGGGTCCTGCTGCTCGTCGAACGTGATCTTCTCCTGGGGATGTCCCCACATGATCGAAGTCATGCCGGCGGACTGGGTCACCGGGAGAAGGGCGGCGTCCACGGCCTGCCGGAACGAGCCGGTGGTCGTGGGGTTGGTCGCAGGGTCCAGGTTGACCGCATTGGTCGTCAGGAGCCGACGGAGGCCAGTGAAGCCGTTGGCGTCGTAGAGGCCGAACTCGTCGTCGCCCGTACCGGACGCCGTCGCGGCGTTGCCCTCGAAGATCGCCTTCTGCATCCTGTGGGACATGGCCCGGAGGCCACCCTGAAGCTCGATGGCCTCGGGGTTGTAGTTCATCCCACCGGCCATGACCGCGAACTGGGACTTGAGCGAGATGCCGCGCCGGGTGGCGAGGATCGCGACGTTCGTGGACTTGCGCTCGTAGACGCTCGTGTCGTCGGACACGGTGCCGAGTTCAGCCATGAACTTCGCATCACCATACGAGGTGATCTGGTTCCAGGCGTGCAGGAGGCCGTTGGCCGGTTCCTTGGGGAAGCGGTCGTAGGCCGGGAACAGCCGGATGAAGACCTCGTAGAGCATCGGCTCGAGGTCCTGGCGGATCAGGGCCGTGGCCCCGCCCGTATCAAGAGCCTTGGCGATGTCCGGGTCGAGCTGGCCGCTCAACTGGTTGAACGCGTTCTGGGCTGAGAAGCCCGCCGTGTTCAGCCAAAGGTCGAGCGGAATGCCGGTGTCCTTGCGGGACGCCTGACGGGTGATGAGTTCAGTGATCTCCGAGACCGACTTCGTGCGAAGGGTCGCGGACATCTCGCTGCGCTCATCCTGGGTGATGTACCGCCGTGAGGCGGGTGCGGGAGTGCCCTGATCCTCGATACCCCTGGTGATGACCTCGGGGGTAGCGACGTTGGGTGCCTCGTTCATCTTCAGGAGCGTCGCGCCGATCTGCTCCTGCGTCTCGAGCACACCCTTGAGCAGGGCCTCCAGCTCTGGACTCATTGCCATGCTGGTTAGCCTTTCTTCAAGAGGGTGAGGAACTCCTCGCCGTAGACCGCCTCAAGGCCCGCGAACTTCTCGCTTGCCTCGCGGACTACCGCTCGTCGTCCTGCTGGGGTTTTGGACAGGCGGGCCAGGATCTCAGCCGTGTTCGAGAGGACCTTCTCGGTCATCGCGATGGCCTGATCACGCTCCGCGACCGCTTCGTCCAGTGACT